CTAAAAACGTCAACTGGAGCGGCTGGGCCGCCATTGGCCTAGCCCTCATTGTTGGTCTGTTTGGTGCGTCTACGTGGGTACAAGACAATCTTATGACGACTTTGCAGCCTGTCGTGACGGAAGTTAATCAGAACTACGACCGTGTGCGTGACCTCAGCGAGAAAGTGAGCACGTTGCGTGTAGACTCTGCGACTATTGCTGCGGACAAAAATCACATAGAAGACCGTCTCAACTTTTTTGAAGAGTGGCTCCACCGACAAGATATTCAAATTACACGGCTGCAGGTCTTAGAAGCTGCTAGACCGCCGAACGAAGGATAGCGTATATATATGTTTACGGTAGACGACTTTTACTCAAGTAAGAGAGCTAACAACCGGGCCGGTGTAGAAGACCTGTCTGCCTTTAACGCGGCTGTTGCGGAGATTCTGAACGGTATTCGCAGCACGGAGTACGACAACCCTAACTACGCCAGTGCAGAAGACCTCGACGCTGGAGGGTTTGTAGACCCGGGCACGGCCTTTGACGTTAACCCTACCATCACCCGGTACAACCGCTCTGACATTGCCGCTGCCGCCCCGCAGATTGCACAGCTGGCTGAGCAGATGGGCGTTAACCTGTTTACTACGGACGACGACAAGCCGTACTTCTACAATACGGGCAACGACGACCTGAACGACGCACTGTACGGCGATGCGTGGAAGGGTGATAACTCCTTCAGCAACCAGCGGGGTACTTTTGAGTCGCCTGTCGAGTCAATGAAGTGGGACGACTACGCTAAGAATGTACTACCCGGCCTAGCGCTGGGAGCCATTGCTGGTCCTATGGTAGGCACGCTTCTTAAGGCCCTGCCGAGTGTCGGTACGTTCTTTTCTACTTCCTCGCTGCTTTCTAACGGCCTCCAAGCTGGACTCACGTCTGCTGTCTCTCAGGGAATCCAAAACGGTGAGATTGACCCTCGAACACTCCTAGCAGACGCTGTTACTGGCGGCGTTCTTCCGGACCTCGTTGGCGAAATCCCTGCGCTGGGAGAGCTGTACCAAGACGAGTCTTTTGCTGGTGCCTTTACCAGAGGGACGGTTAATGACGCTGTAAAGCAGGCTATCCGAGACGGGCAGCTAAGCCTCGAAGACGCTGCAAAGCAGGGTTTGATTCAGACTGGGTTTGAAGTTACTCAGGACATCTTCGGGGACGCTATCCAGACACACTTGGACGGCGAAGGCAGTGACAGGCTGCTTAAGGAAACACTCAGCGGAGAAGCCCTCGCTGATATGTCTCCGGAGCAACGTCAGCTTGCTCTAGACCGAGTTGCCAACACTACGGACCTGTACGGCCTTCTAGGACCTAACGGAGCCTTGGCAAAGCTGGGCTTCGAGGTGGACTACCTGCCTACCGGTTCGCTGGGTGACGTACTACAAGCCATTGGGCTAGGCAACATCCGTGGCGACTTTGACCGTGCGTGGGAGGAAAGAGAGAACCGAATTGAGGGTGGGATGGATGTAGCGGAAGCTAACAACATCTACTACCAAGAAGTAGCTCAGTACGACCAGCGCTTCTTTGACCCGCTGGCTGAGAAATCCGACGGGTCTACGCTCGCAGGAATCTACGAAAAGAACCCTATTGCGTACACCGGTACTATCCTGTCTGGGGTTGAGGCAGGCAATATCGCTGGGCCGAACAACTTCGACTTTGCAGACTCTCTGAACTTTACACTAACGACGGACGATAAGGGGAACGTTTACACAGACCCATTTGAGGCCGACGAAGAAGGGTCGCTTGTACTACCGGAGGCTCCAGAAGAAGTACTAACAGACATCGACGAAGACACCACGCTTGGCATGGCTCCCGAAGAGGACCCCCTCGGAGACACTACTGAGGACATGGTGCCCGGTCTGGAAGAGGAGCCTGCTGGGCCGATTAACGGTGGCACGGCACTGGACCAAGTGTTCGACCCAACGTGGTCTGACCCTAATCAGGCTGAGTTCTACAACAACCGCTTGGCCGCTGGAGGGTACACACAAGAAGAGCTGGACTTCGCCGCACAGCGCTTTGATGAAATGCAGGACAGTCCAGGAAATTGGGCTGGCGGCAACAACGACTGGAACCGTAATAACTGGGCCCTAGGCGGCTGGCGTAACCGTCAGGAGCTTCAGGACGAAATGAACCTCAGCAAGGACATTATTGACAGTACTCCAATTGCGGACGAACTCGAGATGCCTACACTAGACGGTCCAGTAATCCCCTCTATCACGACTCCGGAGCCGCCTCAGCTGGGCGACCCTACGATGGACATTCCGGACCTGCCTTCAGCGGGAGACTCGGTTATGGAGACTCCAGACGTTCTACCTGAGGCCCCGGTTGAGAACCCGGGAGAAACACAGCCACCAGCGGCTGCCGGCGGCGGCTCAGCAGGAAGACCGGCTAGTGTACCAAGACCCGGGAGACGCCCTCGTACACAAGAGGACGACGTGTTCAAGCTCGCTCGTGTCATGAACGTAAACCCTTCGGGCTCACTGGAACACACTCGAGGGATGTTCAACGACCTCTCTGGACGGGCCCCAACAAACGCCGCTGGTGACGTAACGGCGCAAGTAGACCCACAGACTCGGGCGTACATCCAACAAATGGAGCGACTTGAGGCCGAACGACTGCGCCAGAAGGGACTCTTTGCAGCGATTCAGGACCCAATGACAATGGTTCAGAACCCAATTAGCCTAGGATAAGCACATGACCTACCTTGAACTTATTAACGCAGTACTGGCCCGCCTACGGGAGGCTCAAATCTCAGCTGGTGAGGTTAACGTAGACCCGTTCTACCGCATGATTGGAGCGAATGTAAACGACGCCCTGCGTACCGTGCAAGATGCGTGGCAGTGGTCCGGACTTCGTGGTACTGACTACGTAGATATTCCTACTAACTCCTTCAACATGACGCTTCCTAACTCTGCTGACTCGTCGTACATCCTCAAACGTATCTACTCGAGCGAGCGTTATGACCCGCTTACGGAGCTCCCTGAGCTCACAGAGATGCGACCTATCGGTGTAGACCTGATGCGTACACGGTACACCGGTGGGCTGGATAACGTACCTGTAGGCCAGCCTTCTGAGTACGCGCCAGCCGGCAGAGACCCCGCTACGGGCCTCCTACGCATCAACATGAACCCAAGGGTAACTACAGGGCTGTACGCGCTCACAATCGACCGTGTGGCCCGTCAGGCCCCTCTCGAGGCAGCAGACGACCGACTTCTTGTTCCCGCCCTCCCTGTGTACAGTCTTGCCACTGCCCTCTCTGCACGAGAGCGTGGGGAGGTAGGGAACACTCCAACATCCGAACTGTTCCGCATGGCGGACATTGCCCTGAGCGACGCTATTGCGCAGGACAGCGCGATGTACGCAGAAGAGATGGACTGGTTCAGCTCGTCCGCTTACGGGTGGGCCCAAACTAACGTAGGAAGTGCATAATGGCTCAACAGCAGGCAAATGTCACGCTGGCGGCTCCGGGTTTCATGGGGCTGAACACGCAGGACTCTCCGCTGGACATGGACATCAAGTTCGCGTCCGTGGCACAAAACTGCGTAATCGACCGATTCGGACGTATTGCCTCTCGTCGAGGGTTCCAGTACCTCACGTCTAATCCTACGGTGTTGGGAGGCAGTCCTATTGCCACAGTTCAGGAGCTCGTAACGGAGACTGGAGACAAGTACCTCCTAGCTGCTGGTGCCAACAAGCTGTGGCTGCAGCAGACAGAGACTCCCTTTGAGCTCGTTGAGCTGACACTTCCGGTTGCGTACAGTATTGTAAATGACCTGTGGCAGATTATTCCGTTCAACGACAAAGCGTACTTCATTCAGGCTGGACAGAAGCCGCTGGTGTTCGACCCTGCGGTAAGCACAACAGCAGTCGATGAGTGGGCCGAGTACCCTAACGCCACGACAGGGAACAGCGGGCCCAACTGCGGTACGGTAGCTGTAGGTCGCCTGTGGCTGGGGGACTTCGACAACGACTCAACTATCGTGGTGTGGAGTGGTCTGCTGGACGGCGAGAACTGGTCTAGCTTGGGCGTGGGTGGCATCGAGACAAAGGAATACTGGCCGGCAGGGTTCGACGAAGTGTCAGCGCTTGCCGTACACAACGACTACTTTGTCATCTTTGGTCAGCGTTCAATCCTCCTGTACACCACAACGTCTGATGTCACGTCTACTCTCAACCTTGTGGACACAATTGAGGGCATTGGGTGCATCGCCCGGGACACCGTTGTGCCTACGGGTATTGACTTCATGTTCTTGGATGCAACGGGAGTACGTTCCCTGATGCGTACAATCCAGGAAAAGTCTGCGCCTATTGGTGATATGTCTCTAAACGTACGACAGGATATTCAGAGAGCAATCTTTGATGAGACGACAGGTAACATTAGTGGCGTGTTCCACGTCGAGGACAGTTTCTATGTAGTGTTCTTCCCTACCGTACCAAAAACGTACGTGTTCGATACGTGGCAGATTCTCCCTAACGGAGCTGCCCGAGCTACAGAGTGGTTGAACATTAACCCACGCTGCGGTGTACGCACTCTGGACCGTATCACGTACTTTGCTGGGGACCGTGGCGTGTACTTCTACCGTGGGTCTCAAGACATCACGCTTGCAAACGACGAGACTACTGAGGTGTTCACCTCTATCCCAATGGCGTACTACACGCACCCTCTGGACTTTGGCTCACCAGCAAGCCTAGTGTTCCCGAAGCAGGTAGACGTGGTACTTATTGGGGGCCTGCAGGGGGACCTCAGATTGAACTGGGGATACGACTACGCCGACGCTTCAAATGTCAAGACGCTGCCCTTGAGTCCCTCATCGCGCCCAGCCTTTTGGGGCAGCCCTGAGAACGTGTGGGGCGACGTGGAGTCCTTTCCAGACCCTGAAGGGTACGTAAACAGCTTCTGGACCTCCGGTACAACTATTAACGAACTAAAGTACAACATCTGGGGCTCGGGAAGAAACGTGAAGATTGGCTTTACAGCTGACATTCTCGGCTCGACTGTGAGCATTCAGGAAATTAACGTAAAGGCACTACAAGGGAGAATTCTTTAATGTCTAATTACACATACCCAAACACTGCGTTTACTTTTGGTGCGAGGGATGCCCTTGCTCCGTCTAACGCCGAAAAGATTATTAAGGGGACACAGCTAGACGCTGAGTTTACGGCCCTCGAGGCTGTGAGCTCGTCTAAGCTAAACTCTGCTAACCCCACATTTACCGGTACGATGAACGGTGGAACGATTGACGGAGGTACGTTCTAATGGGCGGTCTATTTGACTTTATCGAAAAGAACTTTGGGGGCATCCTCTGTGGTGTCACTAATGCGGCTGGGTATGATGCGCTGCTTGGGAAGTTACAGGGGCAGCAGACGGCTGTAGGTAACGCTTTAAGCGGCGTAGTGACGGACGTTGAGACTACTGGTGCCTTCAAGCCGTGGACCGTACGTTCCGGAATCGGCTCTACGTCGTACAATCCAGCCACAGGTACAACACAGAACACCCTGACAGGAACACAGCAGCAGTATGCGAACCAACAGGGCCAAGGCGCTGCAAACATGTACGGACGCGTCATGCAGGACCCTGCCGCACGCGAATCGGACATCTTTGGCCGCATCCGGGCTATGCAGGCCCCTGACGAGCAGCGTGCGTACGAGTCAATGAATGCCAACCTGTTTGGTTCAGGGCGTGGAGGCATGTCCTCAGAGGCGTACGGAGGTTCTCCGGAGCAGTTTGCGTTTGGTAAAGCACAGGCTGAGGCGCGTAATGCTGCCTCTCTAAGCGCCATGAACCAAGCACAACAAGAAATGCAGAACTATGCCAACATCGGTCAGTCGATGTTTAACAACCAGTACACTCCATGGCAGCAGCTGCAGGGGTTCTCTGGGCAAGGCATCCAAAACCAACAGCTGTACCAGAACAACCAGCAGAACTTGGCCGGCCTACTGGCTCAGCTGGGAATTGGACAAGCTACAACTGACGTGAACTACGGCAACATCTACGGTGGTGCTTTTGGTAAGATGATTGAGGCTCTGGGCTCAGCGGCGAGTGGTATTAACATTCCCGGTGTAGAACAGACAACCGTCAACCCTGCCGGCGGTATGGGCAACGCTATCAGCTAAAGGAGACACACTATGGCAGCTAACCTGTCGGGCATGTTTGCCCAATTGAACCAAGCCATCCAAGGGAACCCGCTCGCAACTGGGGTGGGTGACGCGATGGTTGACCGTACGTCCCAAGCGGCGGGTGGCCTTATGGCTGCCCTTCCGGGACAGAGTGACCCGTACTCCTTTATGACGCAGGGTGCCAAGCAGATGCAGGGTCCACAGGACATGGCAGGGCTCGATATGAGCTCTATCGAAGGGCTCAAGCAAGCCGCAGAAGTTGCTGGCAAAATGGGCGACACCGCTATGCAAGCCCAGCTGGCTAAGCGTGCCGCAGACATGGAAGCCGCTGAGATGCAACGTGCTGCTGAAGCTGCAAAAGCCGAAGCAGAAAAAGCGGCGGCTCAAGCTAAGCTAGACCAAACTGCCGCAAAAGAAACTGCAGCAGCACAAGAAACAAAAGCTCAGCGTTCGGCTGCTGCAGCACTAGCTACGCGAGACGGCAACACAGACCTGGCAGAGTCTCTACGCACGGGGGCAATCTCTCCGGAGGCGTACTTCCAGACTCGCAAGGACGCCAATGACCTGTACGAGCTTTCAGCCAACGAAATGCTGGTCGACAAGGACGGCAATATTATTCGACTGAACCCCGGTGTTACTAAAGGTGGAGTGGCCGGAAGCCGTACCAACTATGCCTCTGAAGTAAAGCTGTGGAACGAACTTGACTCACAGGGTAACGAATCTTTGGTGTATTCAGACAAAATGGCTAAACTGGCCTCAGAACTTGAGCAGCAAGGGGACTACGACGCGGGTCTTTTCGCTACTGTAGAAGATTTTATTCTTACTCAGCTAGGGCAACGCGACAACGAACAGTACCTACGTACTCGAGTAAAAGGCATCCTTAACCACGAAGCTATTAGCATGCTTCCTCCGGGCCCTGCTTCTGACCGAGACGTTGCAATTGTTCGTGAGGGTGTTCCACCTGCTAACGCAAGCAAGGAAGAAGTGCTGGCGTTTATTCGCGCTAATGAACGCATTGCCCGCTATCAGGCTGAGTACGACAAAATGAAGGCAGACTTTATTATCCGTAAAGACCCTGCTGGATTCCAAGCCGCGTGGGACCAGAAGATTGCCAAGGACGCTAAGCAAGAGTGGATTGACAGCACACCTAGCGGCGCTATTCAGTACCTACAAAACAACCCTTCACAAGAGATGAGGGACGCCTTCTTGGCTAAGTACAAGTGGCTTCCTGAAGGACTATAAATATGGCAAACCCTTTTGACCAATTCGATGACCAACCACCACAATCGACTGAAGGTAATCCTTTTGACCAGTTTGACACGCCGGTAGTTCCTAAGGGACCAGCACGCGCAGAAGACTC